TCTGGGTCGACGAGATTTCAAAGTGGACAAACTTTGAGAACATCAGTGCAACTTTTCTGCATGGCAAAGACAAAGACAAGCTCTACGTCAAGTCAGACACTTTCATTGACATTTTAAACTATGACGGCTTAGCATGGTTGTCGCATCAAGTGCGGAAGACGGGGTATTTCCCCTACGACATGCTAGTTGTGGATGAGATTTCTTATCTTAAGAACACAAGGACTCAGCGTTTCAAGGCACTGGCTCCTTTGCTTGATAAATTTAAGCGGCGAATAGGTTTGACTGGGTCTCCTGCCCCGAACGGGATGCTGGATATCTTTGGTCCGTTTTTAGCGATAGATCGAGGCGCCACGTTTGGGAGGTTCATCAGTCATTTTAGGACGGAGTTTTTTGCGCCTTCAGGCTTCGGAGGTTATTCGTGGACCTTACAGACAGGCGCGGAGGAAAAGATCTACGCCCGTGTGGAGGGTAAGGCCATGCGTTTGAAGGCAGAGGATTATCTTGACATGCCGGAGTTGATTTACAACAAGGTCTATGTTCATCTTCCTGAAGCGGCGCAGAAGATCTACAAGGCTGTCGAGGACAAGTTGCTCGCTGAGATGGAGGACGGTACTGTCACGGCTTCTACAGCAGCTGTGGCCACCATGAAAGCACAGCAATTAGCAAATGGGGCGGTGTACTTGGATGGAGAAGAGCGTGAAGTGAAGGTGATTCACGACGAGAAGATCGAAGCCGTGAAGGAGTTGGTGGAGGGCTGTGCAGGCAACCCTGTGATCATTTGCTACCACTTTAAACATGATCTAAAGAGGCTGCAGGAAACCTTCCCAGATGCCCATCTGATCGGTTCTGGGGTTAAAGGCGATCAGTTGCAGGCCACTATCGAAGCGTGGAACAGGAAAGAAGTTTCTGTGCTTTTGATACATCCGGCATCAGCATCGCACGGTCTAAATTTGCAAGCCGGCGGCAATCAGATGATCTGGTTTTCGAACACCTGGAACCTTGAGCATTTTGAGCAGTGCGTGGCCCGGGTTTACAGGCAAGGGCAGTCCAAGGGCGTAGTAGTTCATCAAATCATCGCCAAGAAGACAATTGACGAAGCAATCGTGGCCGCCGTGAGTCGCAAGAGTACAACACAGCAGGGGTTGTTGGACGCGATTAAGAGCTACGCATCCGCTGCTTAGTTACAAATTTTTACACTTTATTTTTCTTAAAAAGAAATGTTTTGTGTACAATGAAACTGTTTACAAAGTAAACAGTTAAAATTTCAAAAGGAGTGCAGAGTATGAGAGTTCGTGTAGCAAGTGGGTCAACCTGTTATCTGGCAGGGCCTTTTTTCAATTCATTTCAAGTGGGGCTCATAGAAGGGCTTAAGGAGCAAATAGAACTAAGCGGGTTTAGGTGTTGGTCGCCAAAGGACGAGATGATGTTTGTCCCAGGCAAGACGACGCCGGAGGAGGTTTTGGCAGTCAACATCAAAGGATTGCAAGAGTCCAGCTTTATGGTTTGTGTGACAGACGGCAAGGACCCAGGCACAATGTTCGAAGCTGGGTGGGCCTTTGCCAATCAGATGCCGATCATTTACGTGTGGGTGACAGGTGAAAAAGGCCAGAAGTTTAATTTGATGTTGGCATCCACAGGGTCCGTGGTTCGGAGTTTTGCAAGTCTTAGCGAATGCCTTAGCGAACTTGATCGCACAGAGGTCTTTGTTCGAAAAAACTGGTCGACTGAGGAGATGGACTATGAGTAATCTTCCTGTTTTGGATGACTTTTACCAGTCTTCCTTTTCTTTGGAGCACACTACGAGATATTCGATGAAACCTGTGATTCGGCCCGAGACCGTAGCATCGCATTCTTTTTTCGTAGCTCTAGGTGTGATGTTGTTGGCACGCGAGTATGAGTTTTCTGTAGGTCGAGCGGTGAAGATTGCTTTGTGTCATGATTTAGCCGAGATGCAGATTTCCGATGTCAACCACGTCGTAAAGCGAACGTACCCCGACTTGGCAAAGGTTTTGAAGGAAGTCGAGAGGGACGTCGTGGATAACTTTCCTGACGAAGTGCGACATTACTGCATAGCAGAGAATGATGGATCCGTTGAGGCATTGGTAGTGAAGTTTGCTGATGCATGGCAATGCCACCAGTACGCGGCAGGAGAGATAGCCTTAGGGAACAGAGGCTATATGCAGGAAGTTTTTGATCGTTCGGCAGAGCGCATGAACGACATGCGAGAAACACTTGAACCATGGAGAAAAAAATGACAGAAGCTTTGTTAGACGAAAGAGGTTCTACGTACGGGGACTTTGAAGTGGGGTGTAAGCTGGAAGCGAACGTTCTGGAGATGATCACCGCTTCTTATGCTTACCACCACGAAAAAGAGATGTGCGCAGAGCACATGGTGTACTTCAGTAAGATCTTGATGAAGTTGTCAAGACTTGCTGTGACGCCTGATCATCAAGATAGTTGGGATGATATTGCCGGCTATGCCACGTTGGTTTCAAAAACATTGAAAGGAAAATCAAATGCCTAAAGTAAGTAATCTGCCCGGTCTGCAAAAAGACTACACAATCCGCAAATTTGGCCAAAAGCCAGGCCCTTTGCAATTCGTTAATCAACTTGAGAGCATTGAAGTTAAATTGTTTGAGTGCCCAACCCCTGAGCAGTTTAGGAACATGATTGCCATTACGCTAGGGAACACGTGGAATGACAGGCTGCAGTACGAGTTCTCCGAAGAAGAAAAAGACCGCATGGTCGATGAAGTCTTCCGTGGTGAACTTTTGCCAACGGCTCTTGAGTACATTGGCATCAATTGGACAGTTGCAGGACTTGACTTGATTGGAACTACTCATTTGATTCGCCACCGAGTCATGAGTTTCTCCAGCCAATGCCATGGTGACCGAGACACTAGAGATGATCGAGTAATGGTTAAACCAGGCATTATGGCTAACCCAGAGTTCTTCGAACGATACAAAAAGATCACAGAAGATGCACGAGATCTTTATATTGACATGCTAGATAGCGGCCTTGTCAACGGACTTGATGCAAGGACTATCTTGCCTCGCAACTTAGAACATTTTTACGTCGTCAAGACGAACATTCGCGATGCCATCGGATACGTAAAAATGCGACTTGATGAACAGATTCAGACAACGGAAGACAACGTGGTTGCATTGAAACTGTGGTTAGAAATACTCAAACTATATCCTTGGCTCAAGCCTTACGTCGATGTGAATGCTCCTGCAAGCTTTTACGTAGGTCAGTGTAAAAAGCAGAAGCGGAATATCTTCCCGCCTAACGAAAGAAACGATGCTTTCGACTGGTCAGAAGAACAGTTCTACCACCCAATCGGTCGTGACGAGTTCCCAGGCGGCGAAAGCTATTTGGCTATTCGAGAGTCTATCCTCAAAGAGATCGAGGCAATCGAGCCTAAGCACTGGAGAGCTTAAGTGGCCTGCGGCATTTACATGAGCATTCTGTAAATGCCGCACTTTTCGATAAAGCAAAGGTACAGTAATGAGATGGACTGATGTGCAACTTTTTCTTGCTAGGCAGACCTATGCCTACCGCTTCGATGCAGTTGAAAACTACCTAGCTCAAAGATCTAGACTAAGTTTTACGGCAAGACACGTGCTTAAGATGTCTGCAATTGATTTGTGTAAGTCTTCAAGTGTGGCTCAAAGTTGCAAAGTCTCAAGACAACGTGTGTCAGCAATCTTGAAAGATTTTTCTATGTTTTTAATGGAGATACGAAAATGAAAAAAGAGCTAGAAGCCTTGACTAAGGCTTATAGGGCGCTAGGAGGTCTTGATGCTAGTCACGACGAGGCCTTGAAGAATGCTGAGAAGATACTTGCTTGGGAAGGCAATGACTACGAAAATCAGCAAAAGAAACTAAACGACCTTTGCGTTCAGTACGAAGAATTTCGCCTTAAGTACGACGCCGCGCAGTTAGAAGTGCAGGAGCTGAAGGCTGAGAACAAAGAGCTATTGGCAGACCGAATGGCACTTTTGGCTTCATACAGATCATTGCTGAAAAAAGTAGGTTGAAGTAGGCGTTACAAAGTGATACGCTTAAAGCCAAAGACTTTGTGCTAAGTACTAAGTACGTGGTATGATGCATCTATCGTCAAATTCGGCGATACACAAACCAACTGGAGAATCTGAAATGAACGCAATTACACGTAAAGAAACTTTGATCTTGTCCGCCGTCCTCGGTTTATTCTTGATCGGAGGCAATGCCGAAGCTGTTGAGATTTCAACTGAGTCAACTGAAGTAACAGCAGAAAATCGCATCAACTCGATCACAGGTTCTTCTTGCAAGAACTTTATGCTCGGCTCGACGCCTACTCAAGAAAAGGCAATGGCTGAGTTGGTAGCAAACGCCAAAAAAACAAACGCCAAACGCATCAGTCTTCCACAGTGCAAAGCAACGATGCACGCCGGTGTTAGCACATCTTGCGGCACATACTGGTCGCAAGTGGTTTGCCAAGCCGTGGTTGTTGAATAAGGGGTTTGCAAAAATGATCGAACTAATTAAAGCAATGTTCAAGACCCCATCACCGCACATGATGGCCATAAAAGAATTGGAAAACGCACAGCGCGAGTTACTCATATCGCAGAGTGCGCAGGAGTATTACAGCCGACTCAGCGGCTACAACACAGACCGCATTGGCAGGTTGACTCGGTACATCCGCAGCATCAACGAAGGAGATCAGAAATGAGCAACATGAGTTACGTTCGATTCCAGAACACCCTGCGCGATTTGCGCGATTGCGGGGATGCTCTTGAAGATATTGATGGAAACCTTGCAGAACTTAGCAAGGAAGAAGCACGGGCAGCAAACGCTTTGATTCGCATGTGCTCCGAAATTGCTAATGCATATGACACAGGAGAACAGAAATGAACGAATACGACCAAAAGACTTTGTGCGCCCTGCGCTGGATTGTGATGTTGAACGCGATGCCGCTGCTCAGTGGCGACTCACGTAGAGATTTGGAAGGGGCCGCGTCATGAACAAGCGG